ACTGAACGCTATTATCTTCCTATCTTAGAAGAAATATTAAAACATGAATACGCAGTAAAAAATACTCGCCAATATGCGACCTTTAAAAAACGATTTGACCGGTCAGTACGAAATGATTATTATATGAAAACTCTAGAACTGCTGGAAAACTTTTACTCCCCTACGAAAATATATGATCCTAAAACAAAAAAACTTTTATGGACTATTCCAAAAAAGAACTTGACTAAACAACAAAAACAAAATATGATTCCAGATGAAAGTAATAAACCAACCGTAGAAAAAACGGTGTCAGAATATTTTATAGGGAATTAATGTTATTTCAGACATTTGATGATAAAGAAAAATGTGTACTAATTTATGGAAAAGATCGTTTTCATGATCGATTGACACCACAATGCACAGCAACGTGGTCCTACACAGCCTCCCTACGGGAACACAAAGATATTGATTTTGCTCAATTATACGTATTGGGAAAAGATATAGAAGATTTTTGTTCCCCAACACTTAAGGAAAAATGGATTTCAGTACAGAAAAGGATGAAAGCGATTATAAAAACGTCCAACGAGGCTGGTTTGAATTTGAGTGATTTTTGTATATATGATGTGATGCCTCGTTTTCTCCTTAAAGAATGGGCTGAAGTTAAAAACCAAGTATGCGCTCATGTTTTTGAAGAATATAAAAAGCCCGAAAACTATGATCATTTGTTGAAAATTAATAAAATGATTGCGGATATAAAAGAACATAAGTTAAACTTAGATTTATCTAAATTAATTCGCATTACAATACAAGATAAAAATACATACAAATTGATTTCTGAAAATAGACCTCACATACACTATGACATGACTAAGACAATCACAGGACGATTAAGTACCAAAAAAGGGTCTTTTCCTGTCATGACTTTGGCTAAGAAATATCGCAACATCTTGATTCCTAATAATGATTGGCTTTTTGAGATGGACTTTAATGCATGTGAATTGCGTGTAGCCCTAGCTTTGTTGGGTCATGACCAACCAGAAGAGGATCTTCACGACTGGAACCTTAAGAATGTATTTCAAAGGGCAAAATCACGCGATAATGCTAAAAAACGCATCTTTTCTTGGCTTTATAACCCTAATAGCCAAGATGAGGCTATTAGTAAGATTTACGACCGAGAAAAACTCAAAACTTTGTATTTTAAGGATAATAAAATTATAACTCCTTTTGGCCGTCATATAGAGTGTGATGAATATCATGCGGTAAATTATCTTATTCAATCAACAGCTGCAGATCTTGTATTTGAACAAATGTATAAAGTATGGGAATTCTTGCGCGACAAGAAAAGTTTTATTAAATTTTGTAACCATGATAGCGTGATGGTGGATTTACACACAGAACAAGAATATGAATTTAATGAGATTAAAGAACTATTTAGTAACACAAGATTTGGAAAGTTCAAAGTAAATTGCCTTGGTGGAAAAAACTGGGCCGAGATGAAAGAATTATATATAAAATAGAGGATTAAATGCAAACCGTAATAGGTTTAGGGCAAGCCGGCTGTAATATTGCCGATCAGCTTAAACAATACCCACAATATAAAATAATTAAATTGGACGAAGGACTCAGAAAGACCAAGACTTCTTTTGGTCTGAAGCGCCAGACATCACCAGAACTGTATGAAGAAAACTTACCGAGAGGTATAGTAAAATACTTACAAGAGGGGGTGATGCCTGAAACTTTATTTATCACCAGTTGTGGAATGGTGTCTGGAGCTTCTCTCTCAGTTCTTTCTAAGATTAAAGATCAAACTAACATTACATTAATGTATATTATTCCGCAGCAAACAGATCTGGTGGGAGATAAAAAACTTCAAAATAACTTACTATTTCACGTATTTCAAGAATATGCTCGTTCCGGTTTATTTAAACGAACTTATTTACTTGACAATCAAAAAATGTCTGATATAATGGGTCCAGTACCAATTTTAAAACGCTGGGAAACCATGAACAATTTGATTGCTTCTACATATCACATGATCAATGTTTTTGATCACACTCAGGCGGTTCTCACCACTACTACTAATCGTATTAATACCGCCCGCATAAGCACTCTTGGGCTTTTGGATAGCGAAAAAAACGAAGAAAAAATGTTTTTTGAGCTTGACATTCCAAGAGAAAAAAATTATTATTATGGAGTACCAAATAAACAATTAGAAGAAGATGAAAATCTCATGGAGGTGATACATCGAAACTTAAAAACAAATACTGAACATGATAAAATGAAAACAACTTATTCGGTTTATTCAACCGATTATGATAAGCTAATTGCTTATTGCGAAAAAAGCAGTACTTTAATACAGAAATTAGCATTCTAGAAAATCACTAGAATGACTTTAACCATAAAAAATAAAAGGAGAAAATTATGGGCATTGATATGAGTAAAATGCGTGCGCGTCAGGACGCACTAAACAACACAGGAAAGAAAAATAATAATTTTTGGAAGCCACAAGAGGGAGAGCAAACTATTCGTTTGGTGTGTCCATCTGATGGCGATCCATTCAAGGATTATTTCTTTCATTATTTAGATAGCGTACCGGGATTTCTTTCACCAAAGCGTAACTTTGGCGAAGATTGTCCTTTAGATACATATGTACGTGCTTTGTGGAACGAAGGTTCCGAAGAGTCTCGTCGTATGGCTAAAAAACTAAGCGCAAAGCAACGCTTCTTTGCCCCCGTGGTTGTACGTGGGGAAGAAGATCAAGGTGTCCGAGTTTGGGGCTTTGGTAAGCGTGCTTATGAAACCCTTGTAGGGCTTGTGATGAACCCTGAGTATGGCGATATCACAGACCCAGAGTCAGGAACTGACTTAGTTGTAACCTACACCAAACCTGCAGGTGCATCTTTTCCTGAGACGAAGATTACTCCTCGTCGACGCAGTTCCGCGCTTTTAGAAGATACTGCTAAAGCAGCAGAGCTTCTAGAGGGTATTCCTGACTTTGATGAGCTTTTTGCTTCATCTCGTAAAACAACTACGGAAGTACAGGATATTTTGGATAATTTTCTTAATGGCGACACCTCCAGTGGAGGGGCAGAGGTAACAACTGTTAACGCTACAGCTTCTAATTCAGTTGATCAGGCATTTTCCGAATTGCTTGGTGGCTAAATAATATACCGCAGGGAGGCACGGGTTCACAGGTGCCTCTATTTTCACAAAAAAAAAGGAGAAAGACTTGCTTGTTAACGCTGTGGAATGTAAAGAATGCGAAGTAACTGTTTACTCGCGGACAACTGATGATGTAAGAACGTGTTCTTGCGGAAGAGTGGTGGTAATGGGGGGCCAAGGGCATTTTAAATACGACACTTACACAGATCCCGAGCATGAAGTAAAAAAAATCAACGTGAAGGCCAACATGGAAGAGTTATACGAAGATTGGCTTTCAATGGAAGATAGATTTGGATATATTGAGCACGTTGATAAAGAACCCCAAGAACAAAAAGTTTATATTTTTTAAGAAAGGAGAAAAGATGAGTTACACAAATTTAGCAGTATATAAAAAAGGTGAGAGAGATTTTCGAAAAAACATCCTCGCCGTTTCAAAAAGGTTTAAAGGTAAAGGCGGCGGTCCCGAAAGCGAAAGTGGTATTGACGCCCACAAAGAAGACATTAAAGAAGGATATGTCTGGTTTGGTTCAGACAATAGCGACGTAACCAATTTAATCTCTAGAAGTTATAAATATATTCTAGAGTTACAAGATTTTGGTGACTCGGTAATGGTTAAAATGGATGCTAAAGGTTTTCGTAGTTGTTGTCACGCCTTTAAGGTAGGAAAATAAATGGCTAAAAAACAAAAAGCAGGTCGTTTATCCATCGACCAGATGAGAAAACTTATAAATAAAAAAGCAGGACAGGAAGTTGCGGTTGATCTAGCTGACGAATCTAATCCAACTATCGTAAAACAATGGATCCCGACAGGTTCTCGCTGGTTGGATAGTATTATTTGTCGAGGCAAATCAGCAGGCATTCCAGTAGGAAAAGTAACTGAAATTGCTGGACTTGAAGCCAGTGGCAAGTCATACATGGCTGCTCAGATCGCAGGCAATGCTCAGAAGATGGGAATTGATGTAGTTTATTTTGATTCTGAATCTTCATTAGATTTTACGTTCTTGGAAAAAGCTGGCTGTGATGCATCAAAGATTCTTTATATTCAGGCCACATCAGTAGAGTTTGTCATGGAGACGATGGAAGAGCTACTAAAGTCAACCGATAGTCAGTTTTTGTTCATTTGGGATAGTTTGGCGCTTACCCCTTCTATTTCTGATTTGGAGGGAGATTTTAATCCTAATTCATCGATGGCAGTCAAACCGCGAATCTTAGCTAAAGCGATGTCTAAGTTGACCATTCCGTTAGCTAACAGTCAGTCGGCTTTTTTGGTTCTTAACCAATTGAAAACTAATATCCCCCAAGGACCAACGGCGCGGGTACAAATGCTTACGACACCTTATAACACTCCCGGTGGTAAAGCTATGATTTATGCGTATTCATTGCGTATTTGGCTTACACGACCCAAAGCAAAAGCTTCTTTTGTGCTAGATGAGCATGGTTATCGAGTAGGAAACACCGTAAAGGTTAAGCTTGAAAAGTCACGCTTTGGCACGCAAGGACGCCAATGTCAATTTAAAATTCTTTGGGGAGATGAAGTTGGCATTGCCGATGGAGAAAGCTGGTTTGATGCTATTCAGAGTTCAGAGCACCTTGAGAGATCGGGAGCTTGGTACGAGCTTAAATACGCTGATGGCACCGGAGAAAAATTTCAATCTGCACACTGGATGGCAAAACTTCAAGATGAAAAATTCAAAGCAAGAGTCTTAGAAGTAATGGATGAAGAAGTAGTATTAAAATTTCATGAAAGAACTGGAGATGCTTCAGACTTTTACGATCAGGAAGAAAATAGTTCATAAACTTTTTCCAACTTGGTACCTTTTTTGCATTTAATATAGTACACACCTTTTTACTTGACTTACAGAAAAAAATAAATTAATATGTTTTTAAAATGGAGTCATGAAATTATGACAAAAACAAATGAAAGAATAATGATAATTGATGGGCTGAATATGTTTCTACGTAGTTACATTGTAGTCCCTCAATTATCTAAAGAGGGTCAACCAATTGGTGGCACCACGGGGTTTTTAAAGTCACTCCAGAAGCTAACCCGAGAGATTAAACCTACCAAAATTATTGTATGTTGGGATGGTCGAGGGGGCAGCAGGAAGCGCAAACAGAAAAACCCCAACTATAAAGAAGGACGGGCGCCAATTCGTCTAAATAGAAGCTTTAAGGTGTTGACCGAAGAGCAAGAAAAAGAAAATAAAGTATGGCAAATGCAAAGAACGGTGGATTATCTTAATAGCTTTCCGATAATTCAGTTGCTAGCCGATGAAGTAGAGGCTGATGATGTTATTTCCTATATCTGTCGATACTCCTGTTATAAAGATGAACAGAAAGTTATCGTTTCCAGCGATAAAGACTTCTTTCAACTATTAGACGATACGACGGTGCTTTATCGTCCAATTCAGAAAGTTGTTTTAAATCGCAATTCTGTTGTGTCGGAATACGGCATTCATCCAAATAATTTTGCTTTGGCGCGTGCGTTGGTGGGTGACAAATCAGATAATTTGGCGGGAGTATCTGGAGTGGGTTTAAAAACTGTCTCCAAGCGGTTTCCTTTTTTTGCCGGTGAAGATGATGTATTTATTGAGGATTTACTGGAATATTGTCAAAATCAAGAAAGCAAACTTAAGGTATATACGTCGATTTCCAACAATGAGCAACTAATTAAAGATAACTATAGTTTAATGCAGTTATATAGTCCAAGCTTATCTGCGCAAACAAAGCAAAGTATAGACTGGACTATTGATGAATTTGAATTTAGTTTTAATAAAACCACTGCTAGTGTCATGATGATGCAGGACGGCATTGAAGAAATCAATTGGACTTCAATGTTTGAGGATTTTAACCGAATCCAAAGGGACAATAAAAAATGAGTCTTTTAGAGATAATATTATTATCCGCAACAATTTTGCTTACAGCTAACTGTGCATACAGTATGAAGAGGTGTAATAAGAAATAAGGAACTAATTATTTCCGCATAAGGAGGGACTACGATGTCTTGGTTAAAACCTATTGTGTTTGAGAATAATAAATTTCCTGTATGGGTTTCTTATATATCCCCTATTGAGGTCTATGCTATTAACATAGGCCCATTTATTTTTTGTCGTGGTGAATTATCAAGGGAAACACTCCAGCATGAAACTATCCACTTCAAACAACAGCTTGAATTGTTATTTGTGTTTCAATGGATTTTGTATGGTTTATTTTATGTCATCGGTAGAATAACTCAAGGTAGCTGGAAAATGGCTTACTACAGCAACCCTTTTGAGGTAGAAGCTTATGAAAATGAATCTGTTCCTGGTTATCTCAACAAGCGTAAATTTTTGGCTTGGACAAAGCACTTAGGGGAACTTAAGGGGTGAAAGAAATATTAATTGTGCTAATATTAATTTTTTCACTTTCTGCTTTTGCTGCGCCACCAAAAAGCGCCAAATCTAAATTTTATGATTTCTCCGAACAGATGATTGATGGAGAAATACGCAAACCTACGGCGTTGTATACAGATGCACGCCAGAAAGCGAAATTTGAAAGACTACTAAGTCTGAAAAAATCGTTTTTACCTAAACTTTTTGAAACTTCAAAAGATAAGATTTTTAAATAAATTTTTTTATTTTTTACTTTCAGTGAGTTATAAAATTGATTGACTTTTAGAAAATCTTTATTTATACTTACTCTACTAACAACCGAACCGAGGTGTAATGGAAAATCTAGGCGTATTTGGAAAATCTTTCCAAGAAAACTTGTGTAAACTATTGGTTTACGACCGGTCCTTCTGCGACCAAATGCAAGAAGTTCTCGATGTTGGCTTTTTAGAGCTAAAATACCTACAGGTATTCACACGAAAACTCTTTGAATATAAAGAACAATACAAAACTCATCCCACCAACGGCACTCTTAATTCTATATTCAATACTGAATTGGAAGTTGAGAATGATGTAATTCAAAAACAAATTAGTGACTACTTTGTTCGAATTCAGGCATTTCCTGATGTTGAAGATCAAGAGTATGTGAAAAGCAAGAGTTTGGATTTTTGTAAAAAACAGGTATTAAAAAATGCCATGATGAAATCAGTCCCTCTTCTCAATACATGCTCTTTTGAAGAAATCGAACAACTTATCTCCAAAGCTTTAAAGCTTGGAGCGGATAATGATTTTGGATATGATTACATGAAGGACTTTGACGCGCGTTTTATTGAAAAAGCGCGAAATCCTATATCCACTAATTGGGGTGAGATCGATAAAATTACGAAAGGAGGCTTGGGTACCGGTGAATTATGCGTGGTAATTGCCCCCACAGGAGCAGGTAAATCTCACGTATTGGTACATTTAGGAGCCCAAGCTTTAAAACAGGGGAAAAACGTTGTACATTTTACATTAGAATTGGCCGATACAGCGGTAGCACAACGTTATGATGCTTGTCTTACGGATGTTAACCTAGACAAGCTTAGAGATGAAAAAGATTTCATTTATGACAAAATTAAAGACATAGATGGACAATTAATTGTTAAAGAGTATCCAACGAAATCTGCAACAACTACTACACTTAAAAATCATTTGGAAAAAATCAGACAAACCCAAATGGAAATAGACATGGTTATTGTTGATTATGGAGATCTTTTAAGAAGCACGTCGACTAAGAGAAATTCAGAGAAAAGACATGAGTTGGAATCGATTTATGAAGAACTACGGGGAATGGCACAGGAGTTTAGTTGTCCCATTGTAACCGCTTCTCAAACCAATCGTAGTGGTTTAAACGCGGAAGTAATCACAATGGAATCGATCTCAGAGGCTTTTAATAAATGTTTTGTGGCCGACTTGATTATTAGTCTGTCACGAACCATTAAAGATAGAAATTGTAACATTGGGCGCATTTTTGTTGCTAAAAATAGAAATGGGCCGGATGGTATAATCTACTCAGTGTTTATGGATACAGGAACTGTAACAATTAAAGTGTTGGAGCAGAGCGACGTAACCCAAATTCAAAACAATGAGCAGAAAAAGAAAAATAGAGAAGATATGGATATGGCGCGAAAAGTTTACAAATTGATGAAGGAGACCAAAACATGACGCAGGAGCTAACAAAAAAGATTCTATCAGATATAACAGTACACATGAAATATGCTAAATATTTACCCACAAGCGAACGTAGAGAAACGTGGAAAGAGTTGGTAGATAGAAATAAAAAAATGCATGTTAAAAAATTTCCTGAACTAAAAGGAGAGATTGAAAAAGCGTATAAATACGTATATGACAAAAAGGTTCTTCCATCGATGCGCTCGATGCAGTTTGGAGGTAAACCAATTGAAGTAGCACCAAATCGCATTTTTAACTGCGCTTATATTCCCATTGATGACTGGAGAGCTTTCAGTGAAACCATGTTTCTTCTTCTTGGGGGTACTGGTGTGGGATATAGCGTACAGTTCCATCACGTTGTGAACTTGCCGGAAATTGTTAAGCCTTCCACCAAGCGTACACGTCGACATCTTATTGGAGACAGCATAGAGGGATGGGCCGATGCGGTAAAGGTGCTAATGAAATCTTTTTTCATAGGTGGTTCAAAAATTCGTTTTGACTATAGTGATATACGCCCAAAAGGCACTGCTCTTTTGACTTCTGGTGGAAAAGCACCGGGGCCACAACCACTTCGGGAATGCTTGGTTAAGCTGGAAGGTATGCTATCACAAAAGGAAACAGGAGACAAACTCACCCCTATTGAAGTTCACGATATGGTTTGTCATATTGCCGATGCTGTTTTGGCTGGTGGAATTCGTAGAGCCGCCTTAATTTCTCTTTTTAGCGCTGGTGATGATGAAATGATCGCAGCTAAGACGGGAAACTGGT